ACCCATTGCCTCTAACTTATCTAAAGCACTTAATGCAGCACATAAGTTTTTGAATATATATGCAATGCTCTCTTTAGATACACATATATCATTTAAACAACAATCTATTTCTACATCAAATACTCTTGGATCATATTCATCATTTGTCATAACTTATTCCCTTTCATAGTTCATTACGCCATTTTCTAAACGGAACCTTTGGAAAAACATATCCAACCCCACTCGAATATAGTTTGTCAAAACATTGTAACCATTTCTTTTCCCACTCTACAAGTGGTTCTTGATGGCTAGCACTGTTACATCTATCATTCAAATGCCAAGGTTGTCGTCTTGCTAAGTCACTTTCTAGAGTGGGGGTATGTATGCCCTCTGAAATCTCATTAGCAAGATCTTTATGTCCTTTATCTTCAAGTAGACCCACTAATGAATCTAATTGAGAATCACTAACAGGTGATCCTTGTAGCATTTCCCAAATTAAAGTCTTATCTAGACCTTCGTCTAACATTTCTTCTACTAGCTCGCAAAGTGCTTGAACATCTTCGTCGTGTTCCATGTGATTCCTCCCATCTTTGTACATCTTCTGGCTTCTTTGTTTCAGTTACTGGTGCACGGTGATGGGCCACTCTAATACTTACTCTCATATTTCTTTCTTCCCATCTAATCACTGTTCTAACTACTATGCTCCAACCAGAGGTATTATTTGATCCTTTACGATCAATTATAACTCCGGGAATTACTTCTTTTAGAGCCCAATCTTCTTCTACCGTATCAACATCATGATCACGATAGAAACATTGAATCTTCTTTTCATCCTCTATGTATCCTGCTTTAACCCATTTCCAATGATCTTTACGCCTATCTGCATTTGGATTCATATCTATTTCTCTACGAAACTCTGAGTCCATTTGCATAGGCACGTTTGCTAGTTGCATACTGTCTACTTGTGAGACAGCACTCCATTTGCCATTCATCCTTGAATTCCTTATAAAACTTACCATCCTTAAAAAATAAAATACACGACCCCGCGTATTCACAAGTGCATACGCGGGGTCGTGAACTCACCACCACGAATCATAAAATACTTTCCTTCCTTCTTTAATCTCTTTTAATGCCCAATCACAAAACTCTAAGTCTTGCTCTTTATATTCTTTATCAGCATCACTACCAAAGAAGAATCCTTCTGTTTTAGGTAGATCTTGTGATTCAACATCCTTCTTCAAGCGTATGATGTCTTCTTTTGTAAGTTCTAGTGGACAACAGTTGAATTCATTCCATTCACCTGTCTTACTTAGTCCTTTAGACCTCCATAGTTCTTCCATCCAACCTTGTAGATTAGGATGTTTACGCCATTCATGACTAATATCATGATTTCCAGGTTCTTCTTCATTCTCTACTTCAAACGCTGTCATACTAAATGCTAATTGGTCAAGTCCCATGAGTATCTCCTTTATGCGGGTATAGCAGTACCGCTCCATGTACCTGTTATTTTAGGTGGTTCATATCTAATTACTTCTAGAAGCAATTTACGTTCCTTTGCAAAGTTTATCATGTGATATGTACCACTACGATGAGTATTACCATTCCAGAAGCATACACATGCATCTGCATATTCAGCCATCTCTTCATTACGTAAAGGACCTGCTGATTTACCATATTTATCCCAATCAGCAGGAAATCTAGTAATTGGTATGTCATGATCCATAGCAAATAGTTCACCAAGCTGATCTGCACCTCTAGCGGTACCAGATACAACTTCAGTGATAGTCCAAGGCAGATCACTCAATGATATAGTCATCAATTCATAATCATCAAACTCTCTACCTCCAGCAATAATAGTTTTCATATTGCACCTCCATTAATTACAAGTTATATCGATATAAGCGACCATCGCTCGACATCGGCATTCATATCGCAGGTCGCCCGACTAAATATAGTAATCAATCGGGCGATCTGCGATGATGTTCGAGCGATGGTCGCAGTTATCGTTAGTCTTCTTTATCAGTATATGAATCATTTTTAGAGTCATATATTTGGATGTCTACACTATCAACTTTTAGCGCATGTTCATAAATTGTTTTAATCCATTCATCCTTAGCTTCTTCTTCAAGTCTCTTTCTAATAATGTCATTTGTTTTATCACACTCAGTTATAGCAAAACATTTAGATATTCTAATAGTCTTACCATCTAATCGAAGCAAGGCATTGGGTGCTAAAGTTAAATTGAAGTCAATCATTTCCCATTTCATAGTTGACCTCCTTTTGTTGTATCTGCTGGTACACCATCATATGGGTGACGTTCAGAATCTTGTATTGGGCATCCACCATGTACATGTTCATGATACTCAATTGCTTCTCCACATCGAGGACATTTATCATCTTGCTTATCAGTGGCCAACACTACGGTTGGTTCATCAAAGGTTTGAGCCTCATGTTCTGCGAGTGCTTCATAATTAACAACAACATCATATTCATTGTCATCTTCGAAATTGATAGTAGTAGAAAGATATTCAAAATAAGCCTCCCACTTCTTTATAAGTTCGGTGGTCTTAGTGATTGCAATATCACTACTAACTGTTGCAGGTGTAATATCACGAAGAGTTGCATTAATTGATCTTAGGTCTTGGACAAATAAATTGATTAAGTTTGTTTTAATGTTCATTTCGAGTCTCCATTAGGGGTTAATAAAAAATTGATAAGGTGGATATCAGCATTATTAGATACCACTTACTTACACGTCATACAAGAGTCTGCAGAACCTACTTGCGCTCGCCAGTATAACCTTATCATTGAGTTTTAAAGAACAGTTTGACGAGACTGATTACTCGCCTATTGACATGTTCAGGTCAATTGGTGCATCTGGAATCCGATGCGTATTTTAAACCACATGTTAGGCAATTGGTCTCGATGTAAACTATTGTTGTCGGATTACTGCTCCTGGCCAAGGTGACAGATTTATATCACTCAAAACAATAATAATTTACAACCCACTAATTTCGGCTTACCTTCGGTTGTTCCTTACCTAAGGCTTCTTGTAGTTAACAAGAGATGAAAATCAATTGCCCAACACAAGGTTTAAGGTTGATAAAAGGTTGGACTAACTATTTATAATCACGGTTAATTACACTAGTTTACTATTTGAAGTAACTTGCAATCAACAAAAAAAGAAAAATGGGCAGAGCCTCCAATGAGGTTGCCCATAATTATTTTACGCACGGACTGCTGTACCTGAAGTGGTGGTACCTTGTGAGTTGACATTCCAAATCACATGACTGATATCAATGTTGATTTCAGCGTCTGGATGGATACCGTATTGCTCAGCCACATCAGCGTCGATCTTCTGCTTGTACATACTTGCGAACATACGCTTAGCATGTGTCTTGCCAGATGATTCAACTGTCCACTCACGAAGGGTGGCATCGTAATTGAGTGGTAAGATAGCAACCATAGCCACTTGACCCGATGGATTACCATCAGAACCAGGTATGGGCATGAACTGTACACCGATTTCTTGGAGTGGTTCCTTGATACGGAATGCACTTGCGAACTGTTTCGCATTTTCCAGTGTCGGGTTACCTTTCTTCGAAGTGGTTTCAACTACTGCTTTCAGTGCTAGTTGATTCATATCTACTACGGGCTTAGCAACAGCCGTGCTTTCTGAAGGGTTCTCTTTTTTCATGGTTTTACCTCCCATGTTCTGAGACCGCGATTATAGTTTGACGAGCCGACTGACTCATCTTCACCGCCTCCGTTGTCGCAGGTTGCCGCTCGTAGCCCGCAAATGAATGTGGGTCTGCCGTTGCCGTCCCGACATCGGTTTGTGTTCCGATACGTCTTGCGGGAGAGCGGTGACCTGCGACAAAGGGGGAGATGAGTTAGTCGGGTCGTCATACTCTAACTGCGGTGTCTGATCATGGGGGTAAAATTGTAAAAGTGTCGCAGGCAACAGGAAAACATCGCGTCGTGCCACGGTAAACATGGCAGACCCATCTGTGTACAGAACGTCACCCCCCGTCGCCCCCTGTGTTTTTCTGTTGATTGTAGACGAAAGGGCAGTCCTCTCTAGGAATTTTTAGCTCAAAAACGCGGGTGATCCAGTTGCGATCCGGGTATGTACCGCATGGCGTGGTTCAATAATCCCCACTCTAGGTACCTAGAAGCTCGATTTTGGCTCTTGATCCAGGTGATCCGGGTATTTTCTAACTATTGCGCGTATAGTAATATATATAAAGAGTACAGAAATACCCGGTACATGTGGCACACCCGGATCAAACCCCGATTCCAGTCTAAAAACGAGGATTGACCCGGATCGGTCATCCGGTTCACTACTGGTTCACTTCAATTCTTCAGGAATCGGGATATCAATTATCTCTTTAGTCTCAATACAGTACAAAACATACCCTCCCTCTTTTCTCCATACATCCCAAATAAGACCCTCTTCATCTACCATTTCATCCCCGTCCCTATACTTGGTCCTTAATAGAGCCCACAGCATCTTGGGATCGGACTCCCTCGGACTTTTGTTGTCTTTACTCATAGTAAGTGCAACCCATATCCTAATTGTGCCCTCTTCGTCTTCACTGTATGCGGGGCAACCAACAACCTCAAAGATCTTTTCATATTCCATTATCAGTCCTTTCTGTGTTTAACACAAGTCCTCGAAACTTTTACGGAGGCTCAAACCTTTTAAGCCCCTCTTTCCCCCGTGTGGTCGATGTCTATTCACTTCCCAACTACTTTGCGTTTCTATTTTTATCGACAATTGATTCCTTGCGACGTGAAGATTCTTTATCGAGTTCGTTTTCAACCAATTATTCCATTGTAGCCACAATAGGTCTGTAGCCACGAACCCACTCTCTCTCCTTATGAACCTCTCCTCCAAGAAGTAATCAAACGGATTGTTCTGCAGGTGGTACATCTGTATCGTATCACTTGCTCTACTAGGCAACGGGAACTTGTTTTCTTCGGCTTCCAAGTCAATAGCACCCTGCACAGCCCACGCAGCGATCCCCTCTAACTCCCCCAACAACTTGTCAATCAGATACGGGTCCTCATGACCTTCGAAACTCACATCAAAAGGAAGCACCAGCATCTTACTACTAAGACCTCTACCCTTATTAGGTAACGAGGGTATCTCATTAGCCTGCACTATAGGTGCTGCATTGATTATCATGTTTCTCATCTGTCTCTTGTATTTGACATTCACGGTAACGGGGTCTTGTCCAATTATGTTTTTCAGTACTCTTGTGGCTTTTTCTCCTTCTCTTCCATCCAGCTCACTAACCTCACTGATACAAAGAACCCTAGAATGCTCCAATCCATCCAACCCAAAATCATTAGACAAATCGTCTAAACTACTATTCATAAACGCATCGCGCCCCAACAGGGACTGTAACACTTTACCAATAGTACCCTTACCACTCCTGACCTTCCCATACATGAGTAACCACCTAGCATGTCTTCTATGATTCATGAGGCAGTACCCCATCCATCTCATCAACAACATACTCCACTCTGGATCATTGTTACCCCACTCTTCCAGGCACTTCATCCAACGAGGACATTCGGCAGCAGGATTGTAATCCACGGGAATAACTACCGGATCAAACCAATCCTCGGTTCTCTCCACGATGTCTCCCGTCTTCGCATCCACCAATACATCCTGAAACGCGATCACACTACCCGCATCTCTACTGGGATCATTCAACCATATAGGGATGTTAGAGTGGGGGATCCTAATTCTAGCAGCCAGCCCCCTAACGATGTTGTCGATCTTCTGCTTGTTGGGTGCTATCCTTCTAACCCGAGGTAACCCATCATTACCTATCTCTTGATAGTACGAGTCTTCTAGTTCTTTCCAACAAAGATCTTCCAACCATTCTATTTCTCTTCGCTCCCAACGGTCCCCGTACCATTGGTAGAAGTCTCCTCTAAATGCCCATAGACCACACTTTCCAGAGGGAGTTCTAAATACTCCTCTCAACAGTGCATCTGCAATTTTCATGGGCTCTGCAGAAGTTAGTGGTCTGTCTTGAGTTCCAACAGACATTACTGTATCCTTTACATTATGGGTGACGTACCTGCCTATGACCAAAACCTGAAAGATGCTCTCCAATTTGGGGCCCGAAAAGATCCCACCAAAGAAGGAGCACCTGAATTAGGTATTGGCATGGAAGAACGAAATCGAACGCATATCGATGTTTCGAGTGCCGAGGATGCTTTTGCTGCGAAGTACTGGGCGGGTGGACCTAAGAGATACAATCGAGGTTTGAATCAACCCGGTAGGGGACCTCAGTGGAATGCGTGGTTTGACGATTTTATGAAACGATGGAGCGAGGCACATCCGGGGGCACACCCCGCAGACCCTTCAAGTTACAAACCAAAAGCGATTACGGTTCCGACTTCGACACCTACCACTACAGCACAGTCTACCACAAATACAATGAACATGTTACAGGTGACTCCTCAAACTTATGCATCACAAGTACAAGCTGCATCAGCAAGATATGCTCAAGGGGAACAAGCAGCAGATAACCAAGCAATGGCAATGGTGCAAGACAGCAACCCCCGCAATCCTAAGCCACAAAGCAATATAGACTTTGATCGACTTGGTAACGTGCAGACCGAGGATGATCTTCGTCATTGGTTAAGTAACAACTTCTTATCACCTGCAGGACAAGACCCTCTACCGAGAGATAAAACAAGTGAGGATTATGGGGCTCGTCAATTTGCACCCCATCCAGACTATCCCGAAGGTAGTGGTGCATTCACAGAAACACAAAGTCCTTTACCCGAACATGATGATATCTGGACAGATATGGAGAGGAAAATGCGAGAACAAACTCAGATTCGGAATAATTTATTAGAACAACTGGGTGCTCAAAATCTAAATATTCCTATGGGACAGTCACCTGAGGATTTCCTTAGAGACGATGCAATAAGAGATGGTGGTGGTGGAAGAGGGATTGAGGAACCAAAATATAATTGGCAAAGGAAAAGGGAAGAGATGCAAAGGGGAACTCAGAACCCCGATAGAAGATTCCCTTGGCAGGAGGCAGGGTTAATGGGTGATTCTATGCAAACAGCGGAAATACCTTGGCAAGAGATGCTTTTAGGAGGAGGAGCAGGAGCATATATCAATAGGATGAGGAAAAAATTCGGAAGTCCAAAAGGTAAACCAGGACCTGTAGTAATGGAAAAGGGAGTGCCTCGTCCTGTTGGGTATGGAGGACCTATATCAGTTTCGGGTGGAGACGCTCCTGTTCCTGAGTTTACTCCTGAGCAAATTGCACAACAGCGAAGACACGAAGAAAATATTAAAAGAAAAAGCATTATCAAACCAATAGATTATAGAGCAGAACTAGAAAAAGCATTTGGTCCAGCCAGTAAATCTCGACCCTCTATGACTCCCGAACAAAGAATGGAAATGTATAAGTTGATGGAGTCAATGTTCAAAGAAGCAGAATCTTTACGGGGAAACATAAAAGGAATCACTAATGAACCTCCTCCTGATTGGGATCCTGAAGCAGAGAAACGAAAGAAAATAATGCGGGAAGGTATGGGTGGAGAAGAAGCACGAAAGAAAGCACGAGCAGAACAGCCCGACCTTAAAATTTCTGGAACACAAGCAGATACAGGTAAACCTCCTACTATGGCACCACCAGAAGTAATAGGGGAAAAGAGGATTCTTAATACACCCGCTACTGGATACGATATGGCTCGGTTGGAAGATCTTCGAAAAGAGTTAGGGTTTAATTCAAATGAGGACATAAGAACTGCGGCTAAGAAGCAAATGGAACTTAGGAACTTACCTCACAATTACGAAGGTTCTGTCACTATAAAAAGCAAAGACGGGAAACGAACCTTCCAAATTCAAGTAGGGAAAGACAGTGCTGATCGCTATCGTACTATATTGTCTGCACAAGAAGTAAAACCGAGGGGTGGAACAAGAAGAGGATTTGTTAGGACTCCTGATGTTAAAGCAATAAGACAAGCAATCAATGCTAATCCGGGAGCCGTAAAAGGTGGGGCGTTAGCATCCTTAGCAATGCTTTTAGGTTCCCATAAAGATAACGCTTGGGACTGGAGTGATGCGATAAATAAAGAAGCTTGGGAAGGTGCAGACTTGGGAGGTGCTTTCGGAGGTGCGGCTAGTGCTATGGTCGGGGGAATAGAAAACTATAACCTTGATACCCTACTTGGTGGAGTGAATCCTTATTTACCTAAACATCTTGCAGGAGGAGTTAAAGATGTGGCTCAAGTACTTATTGGAGATCCGTTTATTGCAGCATCACAAGCAATAGGTGGTCGTCAACTTACTCCTGAAGAATATTCCAGAACCTCAACCTTTGGTGTATCGGGAGGGGGCTACGGTCCTACATTCGCAAGATGAGTGAACAGTTTTACATAGGGTTTGGGTCAGGGATAAAACTATTATCTGAGGAGTGGTACATCAAGGAGATGGGTCCTGATATTACCAAGAAAGCCTTCAGAGCTTTTTGTAGGGCTCTTCAAGTTCCAATCATAGAAATAGGCAAGACTTCCTTTGTTGAGATGAACTCGTTCCAACTTGCACTTAAAGCAATCACTAGAGTGGGGGAACCAGACTTTTATGTGTCGGGTTGTCTCTCTATAGCAAACGGAAAGAAGAGACCTTCTAAGTTAGCGGTTGATTATGTAACAAAGAATCTCGAACCTCTTCTATGTGAGTTACTTGCGTGTAAAGCATTAGGGGGACTTTCTTTAACAACGGAAACTAAGTCTGCTGCTCGAATTGCAGCCGAGAGAATGGCTAGAGCTGGCATAGGAGAAATGGCAGTAGAGTTTCAAAACGAGTACACCAAGAGATCAATTCGTGTGTTTAATGATGTAACACTACAATCAAAGAGTATACTGGACTTATATGAAGAAGAATTTGACGAAGAACCCGACACTGGGGAAGATACAGAAAGTTAGTTCCGAAGAAGTAGTAACTTCTTTTTATGGATTAGATGGTGCTGCTTCGGCTATCAAAGCATCAAACTTTGATATCATGGAGGAAATCACTATGGTGATTCAACACACGAGAGATCCCGATCCTAAAGTTAGTCTCCCAGCGTTGCGTCACTTCAGGAGTTTATTGAAAGAGCTGGTACTATCAAACGGCATGATAGGAACAGTTAAACAAACAGAGACATTGCCAGATACGAACGTAAGTCGTACAATGTCATCTTCAACACTGTTAACTAACCTTAGGAGTCAAAATGGCCAAATCCAAGATCAAGTCGAAAGAAAACACGAAATCCTCCCGGCCCACGGTGGCGAAAAAGAAGACAAAAAAGAAGGCAGTAAAAAAGGTAGAAAAGGTAGAAAAGGCAGAAAAAAAAATACCTCTAAGTCCAACAGCATCAAATGCAGTCTACCTTCTTCAGATGATGACAATGATGGAAATGATCCAAGTATCAGCACCAGCCATTCGGGACTTGGGAATCTATGATGTAGAAAAGTGGTCGGGGGGTTTTGAAAACTTATACACGGAAGTCTTTGGGTGCCTTTTCAACAAGAAGAAACAACTACATGAATATCTCGTTCCTGTACTTCAAGAACTAGAACGGGAATCTTATTGTGGTACAGACATACAATTACTAGCGGTCTCCCTATCTAGAGTGGGGGCTTCTCTTGCGTTCATTAAGATGTCAACAGATAAGGATTCTTAATGACATGGATCACACAAGATAATAATCCTTTTTATCCTTTACCTTCCGATTATCCAGAACTATCGGTTGAAGGACAAAGGAAGGCAAGGATAAATGCTTGTCGATTGTGGACAACAAAAGATAAATCTTCAAAGGAGATATCAGAAGCATTTGCTGCAGGTTTAAGATTCTTCGATCTTTACTATCTACACGCAGACGAGGCTATAGATTTTAATCCTCTCTTTTATGATGATGATCCTCTAGAAACTCCCGTGTTTCATTATGACATATTAAAACAGTGGGCTTCCTCGCCCCGTAACATTTGCATTGCACCACGAGGTTCTGCTAAGTCTTATCTTGTTCGAAAGGCTTGTTTGTTGAGAATGATAACCCGTCCCATGTATTCAATCCTTTACGCAACATCTACGAATGATAATGCACGAGGTACGGGTCAAGCACTCAAGGATCAGTTCCAACATAACCAAAGAATTCAGGATGATTGGAATCCCGAGTTCCCAGACAACAGATTAGTTCCAAAAAGAGGTGAAGCACCATTCGGAACCGAGATGATGCAACTAAGAAATGGTAGTTGGATTCGAGCTATCTCAGCAGAGTCCAGACAACGGGGTGGTCGTCCTCGAAGGTATGTACTTGATGACCCAGAGTATGACCCAAAGGCATCAACCTCCATGAACCTTATTCGTCAATACATGGATGACCTCTTGTTTAAGGTGGTTCTTCCCATGGTCATGCGTTCGGGATGTGGTGTCGATTGGTTAGCAACATTCGTATCTCGTCGTCACTATGCATGGCACGCGCTGCAAACAGAAAAAAACAAATTGGGTGAACAGGTAGCATCAGATCCTCGTTTCAATTTGTGGTCACGAATGATCGTTCGAGCAGCATACGAAGAAGAGGATGGAACAGTTGTTTCTTGTTGGCCCGACATGTGGCCCGCCACACGAAAAATTAAAAATGCAGATCCTAGGTTAAAAGATAGAGTGTCCCTCGAAGAGATTCGAGAGATCATCGGTACTCCTAATTTCCTTGCAGAATATATGGCGAGACCTGGTGAGGGGGAAGGTACATACTTTCCCCCACTCTCCAAGGAGAGACATGGGTGGTGGTACGAAAACGTGGATAACATGCTGCAAGAAGATCCTTACTCTAGTAATACCCTTATATGTTGGTTCTCGGGGGACAATATAGTGAGGAAGAGGATGTGTGAATTCTTAAGATTGAATAGGTTGTTTATGACAGTAGATACTTCATATACAGCCACAGCAGATTCAGACTTTAAGGTTGCATGTGTTATGGGAATTAACTCTGAGAATGAATTATTTGTATTAGATATATGGAGTGCTCAATGTCGTGAGGACGAATTGGTAAAGCAAACCATGCAACTTGCGGATTATTGGAGAACACCCACTATCCACCCCGAAGCCATTAAACAGGGATTGGGGCTCTATAATACGTTGGATTCTCTAGTTAAAACCCGTGCGAGGGACATGATGGGCATCTCCCATCTTCCCGGAATCAAGAAACTCAATCCGGGGATGATAGAAAAAACTACTAAGATAGCGTCACTCTCGCTGCGGTTCGAGCATGATAAGATAAAAATACCGTTGTGGAAAAATGAATCCTCATTTCGTAGGCTAAAAGATCAAATAGAACAGTTTAATCCTGATGCACGGGATGGGGGTCTACAGCACGATGATGAACTCGATTGTGTATGTATGTCTCAATTCGTTATAAAAGGAAGATTATCAAGAATTATTAATGTTGACCATCCCAATAAAACACCCCTGGAAAGGTTAAAAGAGGGAGAAGTTGTAGATGAGGAGAGAGGAACCCCTTTGGCTTATGGAATTGATTTTAATAAAACATCTGTTGCTGATATACAAGACATTTTAGATAGGAGCGTAGATAATGATTCCGGAAACCCATCAAGAATATGAACATAAGAATTCGGTTGTTGTTCCCTTAGCATTTTTCGATAAACTAATGAGATGTTACTATGGTACTGGACCTCGTGATGGGGATCCACAATATCAATTTACACCCGAAAATTCACATACTGAGGTGATACCAGAAATATCAAATCTAAAAGAGACTACAATAGGAACAGAGATGCCTCCGGGGTTTATCCCAAGGGGAATTGCAGCAGAAAAAATAAAGGCTAAAGAACGTGGCACTAGACACGGTAAAACTACCGAAAAATCCGAGAGACCTAGCAAGAGTAATTGACGAACATGCAGACCGAGAAGATTCGCGTTTATCTTATCGTCGTATTATGTGGTTGCTTGCTTGGCATTATCTAAATGGGGCTAGGCGATTTGACGTATTTGATCCTGATAGTGGAGCGTTATCCCCCCACTACTTAGATGAAGACGGGAACATGGAGTTTCAATCTCAAGAGATGTTATCAGCAATTGATAAGGTTTCTGGTAGATTAGCAGCTTTAGATCTAAGACCTAAAGTTTTCCGTAAGGGTATCTCCCTCAATAGTGTTCGAGAGAGATCTATAGGTCAGATTATTATGGATCACGTAGTACCAGACGATCATTTAGACAAAGTTAAAACTCAATTTGCACACATCTTTACTTCTCTAGGTTCTTGTGGAATGGCGGGACATATTATAAATTCTTCTACTATTGGATTAACCGCTGATCTTGAAGTTATCCATCCTAGAGAACTATATCCCTTCCCTTCTCTGGGTACAGATTACACTAAAGCTAGAGGTATGATGAGACAACGAACTGTTCCTCTACAATTTCTTGAAGACATGTTTGATAAGAAGTTAAACCGAAGTCTAGATAAGATGGAGTGGTGGGAGCAACAAATTGGTGAGGTAGACGCATCTGGTGCATCGGGAGGAACAGATGCTTCATCCAAAGATGTTAAGTATTGGGACGGTGAAAGAGGAACACAGAATCCCGGAAGTGCAGCCAAGCGAGGACAAACCGCAGTAGTTAAAATTAGAGAACTGTGGCTCTTTGGAGTGGGGGACACGGTTACAAGGTATGTAGTCTCTAGTGGAGAACACATATTGCACGACGAAGAATTCGATGAGATGGAAGTTTATTGCCCCATAGGGTTTGCAAGATTTATAGAAAACGGAACTTTTCATGGTGCAGGTCTATTTGATCTTCTCTTTAGTCTAGGTCGTGAGATGGAGACATTGCTTAAGTCTCTCTTTAATAATGTAAGAGATACAGATAAGTATGGTGTTCTTGTAATGCCCCAAGGGCAATTTAATGATAGAGCTATGTTACGAGATGTAGGAAAAGGTCTTAGAGTTCTACCTTTTGAACCAGACCCAGTAGTTGAAACATTTAGACCTTTCAGTATTACACCCCACAACTCGGGAGACATTCCGGGTAAGACGGCTGCATTTGCTAAAGATCTGATGGAAAAATTGAATCCTGTTCATGATCTTATTAGAGAAAAAGGTCGTGTGGATTCCGCTGCGGGTTTGTCGTTCTTGGATGAACAAATTAGTAAGACTATGACTAATCCAAGTAGAGGTATAGAGCAAGCATTCCGAGGATGTTATAGAGCAGTCTTAGCGGGATCTGTTAGAGAACTAATAGACAAACCTATTAGTATCCCCATTACCAGTATAAACCTCGAAATGGCAGGAGCCATAATCGATGCAGAGAATAGTCAAATCCAATTCCAAGGAACGAATCCTCTTCCTTCCCTTAAAAATGTATCTGTTACTGTTAAAGAAACTAGTCCCCGTTCAATGGTGGCTAGAAAGCAAGAAGCACTTGAAATGTTAAAAGCAGGAATATCAGATCCTGATTCCTTTAAACTTTTAATCCTTAAAGAGAGTTTAGACTTTGCGGTTTGGATTGAAGAAGAAAAATCTGCTTATGACATGATCGTTCGTAATTGTTTAGTTCTTTACGGAGACGGGCAAGATCCGGGTCAAATTATTTTAACCCCACATAATGCTGCACCAGAGTTCCAACTTCGTGTCTTGGTTGCATTTATGTCGAGCCCTATAATGTCTGTGGCAAGTACAGAAGTTCAAAACGAATTCATCAAACTTAAAGAATTTATGATACAGTCTACAGGAGCTGTTATGCCGGAGGGTGTTCCTTCGCTAATGGAAGCAGCCGAGATGCAACAACCAATGGAGGGTATGGGTCAAGGTGGTCCAATGCCGTTCCCACAACAAGGAGCAATTTAAATGCCCGAAGAAATACAAGAAACACCAGAAACACCTCAAGTAGAAGCTACTGAGACCCCCACTCCACCAAGTTTAGATCTTGATTCAACCGTTAAGGTTGATGGTCAAGAGATTTCGGTTAGAGATTTAATTAATACTAGGGATGAAGCAGCAAGGCTTAGAGAGTACAATGAAAATGCAAGACAATTAATTAGTCCTCATGGATCCACGGAAGAGCAAAGAGAACAATCAGTAAGGTTTCTCATGACTCAAGAAGGGTACAGTCCCTCAGATATTGATGAGTATGTTAATTGGACAAAAGAAGCAACACAGGAGGCAGTAGATTATGAGAACGTTCCTCAAGAACAATATGCCCCTGAAACAAATATTCCGGCTGAACCATATAATCAGGAACAAGCAATGATGCAAGAACAAGACAACCAAAGAATAGCAGACATAGAACAAAAGCAATCTCGGTTGGGTGCAGAGATGATGAAGAAAGATCTTGATAACTCTTTAAGAAGAGTATTTCATGAAGATACTGACATGAAAAAACTAATGTCTCTTTCTGAGGAAGGGGATAATAGTAGACAACAAATCCTTATGAAAGAGGTAGAATCCGCTATGATGGATAACCTCAAGAAAAGGAGAGCCTCAGGAGAAACCTTTAATGCAAATTGGTTTGATGAAGAGGCTGGTAAAGCCACCAAATTTGTGTATGATAAATTTCGTTCGGTAATCGGTGATCCGGATAAAATCCAGCGTTCACCGGAAACAGCAACAGATAGTGATAGTTTGTTTAATAAACCTCCAGTTGATCCTCCTGAGTTTGAAAAGGGTGATGACATGGGCGCGCTTTCTGTGAAGTCTCATGATTGGACACTCGACACATTACTTAGGGGAGCCCGAGAGGGTGCCTCTGGAGGAAAATCGAAAGCTTAGAAAAGTAAAGGAATCTCAAGATGCCTGCAAAATTTTCTCCTACTGGAGCCATGTTTGATCTCCACGAGGAACGAATTGAAGAAGTCATTAATAAAAATATTGAGATTTTCCTCCCCGGTTTAGACCCTATTTGGCAAGATCTTATTTCCACAAGCCAAGGGGTTGGCCCTACTGATGCACTCGGACGTGACCTAAAAATCTTAAAGGTTTATATGGGTTCTATGGCTGGTGTTCTTGAACAAGGTAAACCGAAAGGGGATGTCTCTCTTTATGGTGACGACACCGATCAATACGGTGCACGTCTATATACGCAAAATCTTTCACAAACTTGGCCCTCACCACTAGATGGTCCAAACGCAATGCCATTCCGTCTCGGTATTGGTATGCGTTCCATGATGTCTAACATCATGTTCACTCTTGGTGAAATGCAAGCAGAAGCAACCCCATCATTTATTGGTGAAGTTATTGCTCCTAAGTTGGAAGGTTTTGGTCGTAATATAGCTCACACTCTATGTAACTATTGGTACTTAAGTCAAAACGACAGTTACCAAATAAGTACAATTACAAGTAAAGTAGCAAGTGTTGTTGCAACTGGTGGTAGAGAAGTTACATTTACACCCGGAAACGGTGCTGTAGACCGATACTATGTTGGTCAACGAGTTGATGTTTACACTGCATCATTCGCAAAACGCGCTAATGATACTACGTCTACTGATGCTGACCAATCTGATGGTGGAGCTTCGGGAGTAGCCTCCACGCGAGTACCTACATTTATCTCAAGTGTAGATGAACTTAAGGGAACGGTTACACTCTTCTCCACAGTTGATCCCGATGCTTGGGTTGGGGCTAATATAGCTAATGATATGTTAGTTGTATATGCTGGTAGTGATACAAGCATGACAGATTCGTCAGATGCTACTAGTGCATTCACTGGTTTTGCTGGCGTAAACAGTTGGCTAAAATCAGGTGCGTCAGGTGACAACGATAAGTACCTATTGGGTGATGATCGTGATACGAATAACCAAATCGATCTCACGGTTCATCCAGAGTTTAAAAGTTTCACTAAAGGCAGTGTTGGTGTTCTTACTGAACACAAACTCCGTCAATATTTACGTCGATTCCACGCAGCCAAAAACAAGTACGGTCAATATATTGACTGCTTGATCGCCTCTGATGGTGTTTGGTTGAACTACGAATCAACGAAAATTGGTCGTGAAATCATTGACCGAACTGGTAAGCTCTCAAGCGTGACTAGTGAAGGTTCAAATGAAGGCTTCAAATTCTCCTTTGATGGACGAACATATACTGGCTACACTTCAACTTATGTTGAAGACAATACCGTATACGGAATCCGAAAAGGTGGAAATAACTGGAAACGTTATGTGCCGCCTTCAATTGCTGGAGCAAGTAGTTTTTCTCAAGCAGGAACGGGTGTTCCGTTTGAATTCATTGCTGGTGCACTCACCGGTACGGGTTCGAATAAACTTCCGATCTATGACTCCCAAGGTAACAATACACTTGTAACCGAAGGTGTTCAAATGCCTGGTCAAATGAGGATGCAGTTGGTTCCTGACCAACCTGCAGGCATTAAATTGTCTGGTGTGACGCAAGACAAGCTTTACAGCGACAACTAATCCGTAAATATATCCTCCTGTGTTGGGAAGAGGGTCTGCCGAGTATGGTGGACCCTCTTTCTTTTGGTATACTTGTGGAATGGATATAGAGATACTTTACAATCCGTATGAAGAAGCAATTAATACAGGACTCCAATTGGGAGTAGAACACAAGATTATGCCTGATGGGGATTGGATCCAACATATTCGCAGAGAAACAGAGAGGAAGGATCTCTTTGTATATCGACATGCTATTACAGAAAACTTTGTATTAGCACACTGGATATATCCCCCTTCAGAAGTCGATAAGCCTATATGTTTAGAACTGGAAACAATGCCTATACCCCCAGATCGTGGGGGTTGGATTCCTACTGAAGCAATCAAACTTAGATGCCGTGCTGTAGATAAAGAAGAGGAATTTATGGAACGCAGACTAAAATCTCAAGCAGAAAAGCGTGATTCTCAAAGAGAAAAGCAAGAGGGATATGAGAGGAAGGATCAGATGGTAAGGCATCTCAAACGAAAGGGTATGGAAGTGGAAGCGATATCTTTACAAAATTCGAAGGTGCATTATAGTAAGGGAGACAGCGAACTTACTGAAGACCTTAATAGTTTTTCAAAGGGCAGGATAATTACTCATGGATAGTTCTAGTTCAATATTAATGACTACAATTGAGAGGATTCGTACCTATTTGGACGATCCTACTCTTGACGCTAAATATACAAATGATTTTCTGGTAAGGCATATTATTGAGCCGGAGATGGTCAATGTCATTACGGCTATTAATCAACAGAGAGATGAACCTATCCTCTGTAAATTTTCGTTGGATAGCCTTGAAGATACTAATACGAGTATAGAACTTCCTCCTAATGTAGGGATCGTTCACAGGATCACTAAACTAAATGATGACGGGACTGTATTAGATGATATAGCAAAGCGAGACGAAACAGACCCTCGTGGTCCAGGTTGGCATCTCGACGGTAGAGATTTACACATCCGTCCTGATTGGACTCCAGATACTGCAGGATATGAAGTTTGGTATACACCTTCTGGTGACTTTATACCTCATTACAGTGCAGACGGTGGAACACTTATCTCGGGAGCACTAACATTCACATTAGATGCTGCTCCTGACGTAGGAGATTATGATCGAAGAGAGAGTGCTTATATAGGAGGAGTACTTCGAGTATGGAACGCTGCTAATACGATAATCCAAGAGCAAGTCATATCAGGATATGATGTTTCAACAAGAACGGTAACTGTCCGTACGGCATTTGGTACTACAGATATTCCTGTTGCAGATACCTTGAGATACGAAATTGTACCTGAATACATGGGACAAATTTGGCAAACGATTGCCATAGCTTCTGCAATGAATCTTGGTGTTGCTAGGAACATTACCGAAAAGCAAATGGCTTATCTCAAGGAGCAGTTTGCTTTATCCCTCCAGACTTCAATGGTTTTAACTGCAAGTAAAGTACAGAATAAAGCTGTATCCCCAGAAGACTCTGTTCTTCATACAATGCTGCAAAGAATTCGTTGGGGTCTTCCTGAGCAAGTAGAGAAGAAAATGTCTGATGATTACATCATGAGATCTGCAATCGTTCCTAAGTTAGCGGAGGTTATTTCGTCTATAAATAGTCGTAATGATTCTCAGATAGTAAATCGTCATAGTTTTACATTTGTTAACCAACAAGAATACTATGCCCTTCCCCCTTGTATAGGTAAGGTTTTAAGACTTGCTAAAATTTCTGCAACAGGTGTGATTAGTGACGAGATTCGTCAAAGAGATGATAACGATCCTCAGGGTAATGGTTGGGCTGTAGAGGGAAACAGAATTTCTATTCGTCCTAATCCTGCTACAGGAGACCTTTCAAGTTACCAACTTTGGTATTTACCAAGTGGAAATTTCTTACCCCACTACGCTAAAGATGGAATTTTGGATTCTGCGGGTAAAATCCTGACCTTATCGAGTGGGGGTCTATTCTCCAGACTACTTGGAACAATTGACAAAAGAGACAATTCTTATGTAGGAGCAACCCTTAGAGTATTCGAATCAAACGGATCAATCTCTGAAAGAACAATTGCGTCTCATGGTGCTGCTACCCCAGGAGTTTCGGTTACAGAAGCGTTTCAAACTATAGGTGGTTCGACAACAGTTGCGTATGAGATAGTTGCTCCTTGGCAAGACACTGTAATGAGTGCAGTGGTGGCTAAAGCAATATTGGAATTGATGGCATTGAAGGGCGGGGTACAAGAAGCAGATCTTGCTATTCTTGCGGAATCTGCGAAGTCTGCACTTTCTTCTTCTATGGTTTCTATTAGAAACAAGAGAGCTTTGGACATAGTTCCAAATCCAAATTCCCATCTCCACATGGTACTTGAGAAAACCAAGACTATTATTCGCGATATTGCTAAAGAACTTGATTACTCTGACGATTTTATTTTTAGGCACGGTATCGTACCTGAGTATAGCAGGGTCATGTCTCGAGTTCAAAATACCTCTAGTGATTACATTATAAATAAATACAACCTTATTACTGTTGCCAATCAACAATACTATGATCTTCCTGCTTCTATTGGAGAAATCATAAGGATTGTAATACTTGAAGCAGACGGAAGAATTTCAAAAGAAATAATGCCTCGTAATCAGTTTAGTACGAGAGGACCAAATTGGAGTCTTGAAGGTAATAGCCTTTCAATTAGACCCTACCCCCAAACAGCACAAACATATGAGATTTGGTACATATCTACAAACGATGTCAAACCTCACTATGCAGAAGATGGTTCACTTGCTGCTGATGGTTTAAGTCTTGATCTAACTAATAATGCGTGGAGTTCTAATGCGTTAGGAGACTTGGATAGGAGAAGAGATATCTATGTTGGAAGCACTATTAGAATTATTAATTCTATTGGGATTATAGAGGAAAAAATAATTAATGGTTATACTGAAACTTCTCGTCGTGTTAATTTCAGAAGTGTATGTGTTAATTCCGCTGGTTTTGGTTCTACCTCTGTGGTTTATGAAGTTGTGCCCGCTCACTTTGGTGCGGTAGTAGAGGCAGTATCTCAAGGTGCAGCAATGAATTTACTTGTGGGTGCTCGTCGTGTTACAAAAGCACAACATGCAATGTTGATGATTAACTTTAAGTCTGCGATGAAAACTGCAATGGACTACTTTACCTTTATGCAGAATCGTGTACCTAAATCATACGAGAAGGATACCGTAGACAACCGAAACAGGTACGGTGGTCTGTATGGCATTCGCTAGTTCTTTACCTTCTGTAGACGAGCAGGTTCGTAGGTTGTTGGGGGATATATCTTATTCTCCTAAGTTATCTCAGTCAGAACACAAGAGTTATACAAAGGGATTCGACGTAGAAAATATTTGGCCGGGGTATCCAATTGCAAATTCTTTGGGTGCTCGGGGTGGAGATCTTCCTTCCAGTATGTCTGAGGTTTATCTCTCACAAAATCAAAATCTCAATGTAGCCATGACAGATGTTATGGTAAATATTAATATTCCTCCTCTTGCAGTTGAAGGTCCTATGGGACCTCAGGGAGATCAAGGGTTACAGGGTGTAGATGGAGCACCGGGAGAAAACGGACCACCAGGGGAAAAAGGAGATACAGGAGATACAGGTTCAACAGGACCACGAGGATTTGTAGGACTTGGAGGGCCACAAGGTCCTCAAGGAGATACCGGATCAACGGGTCCAACGGGTGATACTGGAAGTACAGGTCCAACGGGATCAACAGGTCCAACTGGAACTACTGGTTCGACAGGACCTACAGGTTCTACTGGACCCCAAGGAGAACTTGGACCCTTTGGAGAAACTGGAGATACAGGTTCTACTGGACCACCGGGAGGAATCCCTTACTGTTCTGGTATAATTTCTGAGGTATGAGTTCCTCTATACTCCATAGTCTTGAATACGCACATGAACTTTCCCCTCTTCTGTTAGAGAGCATGAAAGAGGGATTTAAGATGAAACGGGAGAGGGACTCCACATTACAGGGGAGGTGGGGATATCCCTTTCAAAGGTATCAAAAAGGACCCTCGTGGTTTTCGGATGCCCAATTCAATATTATTGAAGAACAAATGCCTCCCTCTGTTGTTAATGTCGGAGACGACGAACCAGCAGAAGAACTTGTAGGACCTCAAGGACCTCCGGGACTTCTGGGAATTCCGGGAGAGGATGGTCCCGATGATGGTCTTGCAGAAGGATACATAGTAATAACCCAATCCAATATGCTTGGTGGAGATAAATGGCAGATTATTCCTACTGATGGATCTCCTTCTTATTACGAAATTGAATGCGGTCCTGGTGCTGATTTTGAGGCTGATCATAATACCTTATATGGTAATCAAATAACTGCCGGAAATATGGTAGTCGCTTGGAATGCTATTGCTAGTGCAGACTTCTTTGTGGAGGATGCAGGTGTTGTTGAGGGTACAGATAACGAGTGGGGTGGTCCTTATTGGAAGGTAAAACTCACACAACTTACTGCAGGTACAGCAGGAAATACCGTAATAACTCATATCGACTATTATCCTGCCCAAGATCATGGAGGTCAGTATCTTATAGATTTTGTAGGAGGAAGCTCTTCGGGTACTACTGCGGGACCTACAGGTGAAACTGGAGACACAGGATCAACAGGACCAAGAGGACCACGAGGTTTTATGGGGAGACCGGGACCAAAAGGATACCCCGGAGAGACGGGTATTGGAGGAAAATTTGCACCTGTGGGATCTGCTGGTCCACGAGGAGATACAGGATCTACGGGATCAACTGGTCCGAGAGGAGCAAGGGGAGACACGGGAACACTAGGTTCAACAGGGGAGACAGGGGAGACAGGGGATACAGGATCAACGGGTCCTCCCTTTGCAGACGAATCAAAATGTGATTGTTGTATAGGTGCAGATCCCGATGTAGACCCACAAGTTTGGATTAAATTTCCAGATCCTCTTATTCCTCCTCCTACTTCTGTTTGGACGAACACTTCTGGTTTTTCGTTGTTAGCCTTTTTGTATTTTGAAAACAAAGGAATCAAGTATCTAGTTGATATCTTTGATATAAAACCCTTTTCTATAGATCCTGTTTTAGCACAAAATATTTATACTGATTTTGATGCTGATGAATGTGCCCAATTGGGTTCCGACAAAGCGGGTATAGTTTATGATCCCGCTAATGATCCAGAGGTTACAAATGGTAGTGGATTTTGTGGGTGTACAGATTGTGAAACCTCTAGATTGTACTATGAAGGATTACTACCAGATGATGATGACTGTCAAAAGGGAATCCAAAAAATTAATAGTGCAGGTATCTATGTAGTTTCAGATCTTGATTACACTCCCGATTGGGACGAGGACTTTCTAAGAAATAATTTCATTCAGTGTGAAGAAATATCATGTCAAAATTTGGGTTGTCCTGGGGTTCCTCCCGGTGGGGGAGGCTCATTTCCACCTTGTGAAGAAAGGTTTCCAGGTAGTGTTTGGGAAATGGGTGATAGTGATGGGGGTCTTGTATGGCAGAATCCAATGTCGGATTGTGGTCTACAAAATAATACTCCTAGATGTTGGCCCGCAGAAGTTATAGATTATTATCAAAACGATGGTAATTGTTGTCGGAATGAAAATTGGAATTGTAAACCCGTAGATACAGTCACAGAATTAGGTGAAGTTTTGGGACTGCCTATACCTCAAGTTTGGCAAGATGAACTGGGTTGGTCCTCTACAGGAATTATTTCGGCAACGCTTCTTCATGAACATTATCCTAACGACACTCTTTTCTCGGTAGATCTTAATTGCGCACACCGATTTTGTGATGGTAACATATTGCCTCCTTTAGATCCTGATTCCACACAAGATTGTCCAGAACCACCAGAAGGGAACTGCATTAAATCTGAAACTTGTTGTCCAGAAGCTCTTTTGAGCTTCTTTTATGGTCTCGGAGTAAATTACAGCAGAAATTGTGCTAGCGATGACGTAGGCGGGAACTCGTATTATGATAGTGAACCTTGGTGTGCCAATGAGTACTATCATCACTGTGCGACACGAGATAATATATGGGATGCTCACGGATGGTATGCTCAACCGCTGTATTGGGTTGGTCATTGGGGGAACAGATGGTCTACTGAAACATCTGGCAACAAGTGTCTGATGTTAGGGCATCAAGGTCCTTGTGGTTCTTGTTATTCGTCCTGTGTACTCCAAGGTTGTTTTGGAGAAGGTACAAGGTTTGTAACTGCAATTAATAGTGGGTGTCTGGAGACATTCCCTTCCGTCCAAACTTTTGTAGGTTTTCCTTTCCCCTTAGTTTTAAATGGAAATGTTCTTTGTCAAAGTTTTAAGGTATGGGCAGAAGGGAGTGGAGAGTATTCTGTGCCTCCTCCTATAGATTTCTTAGCAGATAATGAAGTCGATATTGGGATTTTAACTATAACCGGATGGAACGAAGTTGACTTAATTGCTTCAGATGGTTGGTCTACCACTGATCCTCATCCCGAATCTTTGGGATATGGAACAGGTGCTGCCTATCATGATAATGGTCCACACGCGGGTATACCTAAAGGGTCAATGAAAACACCATTCTTCATGCATCATGTGGCTTCTCCTTGGGATCTTATTTATGATAATTCAATAGACATCTTTTATGCCCATATGTGGCATGCTGGTGCCTACGGTAAAACTACTCCCCTTCAAGATCCTGAGTGGCATGAGGGAGGGATCATGATGGAAGACGGCTTTGTTGAAGTGAACGGAGGCAGTGAACCTGGGTTCTTTGGAGATCAACCTTTAACTACAAGACTTAAAACGTTATTTCCTGATACAATTGATCCCGATGATCTTGCAATGTGGTACCACGATATAGATTCTAATGCTATATTGCATGCTGGTTCGGGAACATTCGTATATACTCTTACTGATTACACCATAGATGGTTGTTGTACAGAAGGAATCGAACAACTAACTCCTTGTACTAATCCTATAGTTAAACCTCTTCCTGTAACTGTAACTGCTCCGTGGGTTGCCTATGCGGAAGATTCTGGTTGTGAGGATTGTACGGAGGGATACTATCTCTCTATAACAGGAACAGTAGAGCCAGCTTTCCAATCCTCCCAGTGGAATCCTTTCTGTGAACTTCATATAACTTGTGAAATAGAATTTGAGGACCTAAGGTGTAACTTTAGTGAATCTTGTGGTGTTACAACACGACCTTATAGTGAAGAATCCACTCTACAAGGTTGTTCTGATGGAGGTTCTAAAACAAAATTTTCTAGTGCTAATCCTTACTATGAAAATGTATTTACAGAGGATTCGTCTGATATCTTTGATGGGATAAAACTAACATTTAATCCTGCTCTTGTAGGTTCGGCTATATCAGGTGCTTATCCCGGAGGAATTTCATATGTAACCGCTACGGCTGAGGGTCCTGCTACAGATGGAAGTCCTTACCAAGGAGGTATAATTATTTCGTATGTCTTTGAAAATGAAGATAATCCTGTATGTTGGCAATATAAATTCAACAATAGTACCATGAGTGGGGGTTTTACAACTAATAGAGTTCAGCAATTTATTGATGCTATAAATCTTCAAACTGATGGGTCGGTTAATGCATTAGGTGTTGTAGCATCGACTCCTACAGGAGGAAATGCTAATAATATTATATGGCAAGCTATTGAAGGTGGCCCAGAAAGAATTGATGGGGGTGCAAACTTTATAGCCAAATACAAATGGTACAGGAGACAAACTTGGAAGGGAATCGCACAATTAGAATGTGACCCTATCTCTTGTAACGAAGCAGATGGACATGGTGGCGATATAGCTTTTAACTATGAAACTACAAATTATGCTCAACGAAAAACTAGTACAATGGGATGGGTTGGTGTAGTAACATGTCCTACTTATTATAGTTGGACGATTACTTCCCAAGGGGATTCTTTTACGGCGTTATCTATGGTTTGGGAAGGTAATTAAAAACTAAGGAGACAAAATGGCGACAATAAAAACTGCAGTTAAGAAACCTAGAGAATATCAAGAACCAGAAGTAGATATGTCAATGCCCGTGGCTCAGGCATTTCAAACTAAACTAACCGAATTAGACATGAAAATGTCTAGACAAATGAAAGAAGTGAACAATACGCTTCTTGCTCTTGCTACTCATATGGAGGGTTTACAATCCCCCACTCCTATGCTTCCTCCTATGGAAGAGAAGAAGTGGAATCCGAGGAAGTCTGATATGCTTCTTTGGGATAAAGATTCTAAAGGGATCTCGTGGTGGAACCATTATAGGGGTGCAAAGATATTCCTCGTGTGCAGCGGTCCATCTCTTAATGATTTGGATCTCTCTCTCCTTGATAATCGAGGGGTCATGACGATGGCTATGAACAATTCGTGGTGCATGGTTAAACCCGATATCTGGATTGGATTCGACACTCCGGGAAGATTCCACAACCAGGGATGGATGGACCCCTCTATCATGAAGATTGTCCCGTGGCATCGTAAAGACCATAAATTGAATCATAGAGTGGGGGGTGAGATTGTAGACATGGGTATTAAGGCACAGGATGCACCTAACTGTTGGTTCTTATCTAATAATACAACCTTTAATCCCGAGACTTGGTTTACAGAAAAATCTGCTAATTGGGGGGGAGGAGTAAAAGGTATAGAACCTGAAGGCGGATTCCGAGTAACAATGTTTGGAGCTTTGAGGACTCTTTATTATCTAGGCTTCCAAGAAGTTTACTTATTAGGGTGTGATTGGGAAATGCCTAACGATATGAATAAAGGAGCATATGCTTGGGACGAACTCAGAGAGCCCATAGTTAGAGATAAGAATAATGATATGTATCGTTGGATTGGGGAGGTTCTTGAAAAGTTAAAACCTGAGTTTGATAGATCAGGGTTCCAAATCTATAACTGCAAGGAAGATTCGAAACTGGAATTATTTCCTTTTATGTCCTATGAAGAAGCAATACAGAGGGCCACTGTGCCAGAGTTAGAAGATACTCATGGTTGGTACAGCATACCAAATAAACAATGAGGTATATATGTACCCTATTCAAACCCCCACATGGATTTATAGATTTTGATGCAGAATATAATCCTGAGTGGGTAAATAGGTTAAATCGTAACTTGAAGAGATGGAGCGAGAATCCACAACTTGTAGTTATTACAGACTTCGAGGAAGGATTCGAGGATGATATAGAGATATATCCTTTTAAGCATGAGGAGAGAGGATGGGTCTGCTTGATGGAGATGTTCAGACCCGAGATTATTCAGGACAGAGCACTTCTTGTTGGACTAGATACCATCATGGTAGGACCCCTTAAAGAGATAGAAGAAGCCAAGGGATTGATAGCACCACTTGATCCTATTCATCCCCCCTCTATATGTAATGCTGTTGTTGCCGTAGACAATTCAGATGTATGGGATAAGTGGGTAGATCAAAAGGAACTACACTTAAACGATCCTTTATATGAGTTGTTTGGTCAGTTTTCGGAGATGAAGTGGTTAAGGGAACATATTAGACCTAGATTGTGGGACAATATACTGCCGGGCTCGATTGTAAGTTATAAGGTACACGTAAAGGATAGGGACTTAGGGGATGCTAGAATTGTTTACTTTCACGGTAAACCAAAGCCCAACAATTTAGATTTAGATTGGATACAGGAAAATTGGAAATGAATTCTTTAAAGGATAAATTTACAAATATCGTTGAGAATAATAAGTGGTGTAGTGGAGGTGAAGAAACTCCTTGTGGTCGTGGTTCAACCCTAAGAGCCATAGAAGAGTTTAATCTAGTGGAGGTAATCTCTGACTTTATAAAGGAAAAGGAGATTAGAAGCATTGTTGATGTGGGATGTGGAGACTTTAATTGGATGAGGTTTGTAGAACTTCATGGTGCAACCTACCTTGGATATGACATAGTAAAGAGTTTAGTTTGTGATAATAATGAGAGGCATTCTAATTTTGATGGAACCGTTCACTTTACAGAGTGCTGCGGATTAGAATATAATTTTACCCCTGCAGATCTTCTAATTTGTAAGGATGTACTATTTCATCAGGAACTATCTGATGTAGAAAAATTTCTGGATCAGCATTTATCAA